GGTCCGCCGAATTGCAGGACACCATTGCGGCGGGAGTCGCCGTGCCAGCGGCCAGCATCTGACCGATGATCAGCGCACGATAACCAGGCTGATACGTGAACGCTGCGGCATTGCTGACGTCGGCATAGAAAAGGGGAACTCTCAGGGCGCTGCCGCTCGGGATATTCGGGAAGGAAACCGCCATGTTATTTCTCCGCCTCTTTCTTTGTCGCCGCTTCCGGCTTCGGATTCTTTATCTGCCGCCCAGTAATGACGGGCCGCTGCGCCTGAATGTCTCGCGTGTCATATCCCCGCTGCATCAAACCGCCTCCGGCTCGATTGTAACAACACCCTCGGTCCTGCCTTCAGGTCCAGGAGTGCCGCCAACATATCCAGGATTCCCCGTATTGGGGTCAGCCGGATCAATCGCATCCAAAGTGATTTCGACGCTTTCCAACGTGTCAGGCGGCGCGGGCGCAAACTCATAATCGAACTCAATGACATATGCCTGAAGCACATGGATAAGCGCCTTGCTGCCGTCTTGCTTCGCGGCCATCTGACCAGTCGCGGATCGAATGCCGGAAATTTCAGCAATGAATGTCGTGTCTGTGAATAAAACGGACTCTATCTTTTCGACAATATCATCAGCGTCTGCCCCTGCACCAGCAACCCAGATTTCAAACGTCAAGGTCAGCGAAACAGTCCCGCGCGGCGTATGAAGCCCGGCGCCCTTGGTCGCCCAGCTATCCGATGCGGTATAGACATTGATCGCAGGCAGTTCGGTCTCGTCGAAATCAGATGCAAGCGTATCGCCGATCGTCACGCCAGCCAGAAGAGACGACGCTTTCAAAAGCGTGACTGCCAACTCCCTGATTTTGCGACGTTCAAGCACCTAATCGACCTCGTAACAAACGACCCTGAATTCTTCATATCCATCCGGCTCAACCTGCTCCACGCTGTAGGTCAAGCCGCGTGCCGTAATCATGTCGCCCTTGGCTGGCTTTGCAATTCCGTTAACTGACAAATCAGCTTTTCGAAACCAGAAAACCGGCTTTATCGTGGCAACCCCGACCTCTCCGCCTGCATCAATCATTTCGAACGCAGGCTCGAAAATGCCGCGCATTCCAGCGATCAATGCCGCATCTTTCGGCGTATAGGAAATATCCTCCCCAAAAGTACGCTGGCACTTATCCCCCAAGTTGCTTGCGTGTTTTTCCCAATTCATCGAGCCACCAAACCTTGAGGAATGCGGGGGCGGGCCTTATCAGCGCGCCCCCGTCATCAATTATGAAGCCGCGATATTGCCGCGAACCAGAACGGCTGGACGCATGCATATCGGCAGCGGGTTCATCTGAGTCTGAACTTCGATACCCTTGTCATGATCCAACATCTCAATGCTGGCATAACGCGGGGCTCCTGGGGTGTTGACAAACTGCATCATGTCCGCAGGTGCCCAATACTGGCGGAACGTCGAGTTTGTGCCGACAGGGAAGAAGCGAACATCGCCGTCCGGGATGAATGGATGATCCGTGCCGTCCGCATCGGTCGCGGTACCGACGTATTCCTCGAACGTGATATCCTGCCAAGTGAACCCTTTGCGCAAATCATTACGCTGCGCTGTGATGCCCTGCTGATAGGCATATGCCGCCTCAACCACGGGATGGCTTGTCAACTTATCGAAGAAGGACGACGAGCAAAGCGCATGTACGCCAGTCATCGTATCGCCCTTGAGGCTCTGTTCGATATGACGCTTCACATCCAGAGCCGTCTTCTTAATGTCAGCGGTATCGCTGGCAAAATTGAAGAACTTTACAGTCTCGCTGACACCAAAATCGGTAAACAGGTTGAGCAACACCGAGCCGTCGGCATCAAGAACCGTGCCGCGGAGCGCCGTCACCTTAAGCCATTCCTCGGTAATGTCGTGCTTCGACGACATTTCAGACATGCGCTCATTGATGAAATCGACGGTTGCCTCAAGCTCGCCGGTGTTGCCGAACGCGCGGATGTTCTGCACGTCATCAGCAAGGATCGTGTCACTGAGCGAGAAGTGAGGCACGCTGAAGCTCTTGAGCGAACGCTTGCCGCGCTTGTTCACGGCACCGGCGGAGCCGCGCGCCGAAGATTCGATCAGCGACAGGACGCCGTTGTTGATCTCGATGCTGACCGTCGTGGTTCGCACAGGCTTCGGCATAAAAAGACCCATCTGCCCGACACGACCGTAATTGTTCGGCGTGTTCTGGATACCTTCAGAAAGCTCAACCGTCGAGAAAGCAGAATTATTAAAAATGTCGAGCATAACCATTGGGTCAGACCTCCGAACGAGTGATGATGCCAAGCGCTTCCAACTGAGCGAGGGCGGCGGTTTTCTGTCCAGACGTAATACCGGCAGGCCAGATCAGCTTTTCGAGCGCGACGATCGCCGGGCCGCGCTTGAGGACGATGACGTCCGGCACATCAGCAGCCGCAGCATTGGCAGCAATAAGAAGAACGGCAACGGCATTGGAGGATCCGTCAACAGCAGCCAGATCGAGCGGCGTGTAATAGCCGTCGCCAGCCGCAGCGGTGACGGTGACGATGAAGGCTTCGCCAGGCGTCGGGTCGGTGCCTGCGTCAGCAATAGTGAGCGTCAGCCCGCCACCCGTATATGCCGTGTCGCCAGTTGCGACGCCGACATAATCGCCATCTGGATCGGTATGCTGCCACTTCGAAGCCGTACCGGCACCGCCGACCAGAGCAACGAAGCGATGCACGCCAGCCTTGGCTCCAACAGCAGTTGGCGAAGCCGTAATCGTCGCAGCGGCAGGAGCAGGAACGGAAGCGGCACCGACAGCAGTTAGCGCGCCAATCGTGATCTTGCCAAGCACGGTGCCAATATCGAGCGCCGCGCTTTCGGCGATAGTGACCGCTTCGCGAGAATAGAAATTCTCATCCTCCATTTTCAGGAGATCAGAGAGTCGGATTGGTTCGTTGAGCGTCGTCATTTACTTAGACCCCTTGCTGAATTTCGCGGCCATGCGCTTTGCGGAAAGACCCGATGTATCGGCATCGGGGTTGAGGTGGCTGGCGATCTCGCGATTGCCACCGCGCGCCGCGATGATCGCGTCACGCTTGGTCTGGATAGCGGTGCGGACCTCGTCCTTCGACTTGCCGCGCGTTGCCGTAATGATTTCGAGCGCATCGCGCGCCGACATATCGGCCAGGCTGCATCGCTCGATGATGTCGATGGTATTTTCGATCGCCTCGCTACGGATCGCTGCGGCGTCAGTCGAAGCGGCAACGGGTGCGGCGCGCGTCCCTTCGTCGCCAGTCACGACGGCAGGCTCGACAACAGGTTCAGTAACAGGCGCGGGCTCTGTGCCAGCCTTTGTTTTCGTGGACATATCGCCCTCGCGTTTCATGAGACATGGAAAGGTGCGCGTTTCTGCGCTTCGAACTCCGGCACCGGCATCGGCACCCACGGGAACAAGAGAGACCTCAAGGGGCTCCCATTTCGTCGCGCGCAAAATCGTCATCGCGCCGGGCTGGCGAATTTCGCTGACCTCGGAAATCAAATACCCGACAGAGACATTTCGAATAATGCCCTGCTTGATTTTGTTCCAGATTTTGTCGACATCATCGTCGCCAGTCGTGAAGCGGATACGGGCCGTACCGCCCGCATCCGTCATGCGCGCCGTTCCCTCAACCACAACGCCAAGCACATGCTCAAGCGAATACGTCATGTGGGTATCAAGGACCGGCGCACCGGAATTGAGTCGGGTCAAGTCAGCCGCGCCATCATCAAGGGAAAGCTCCTCAAGATAATCGCCGTCGTACCAGTCATAACGCTGAACCCGGCTTCCCGTCGTCCAGACGATATCGACCTCGCGGGCCTGTTCATCCATGCTCGCGGGCTGCACAGCAGCGGCGCGTCGGATGACTGGAATTTGTAGCGAGTCCGGCATTCGTGACCAAATCAATAAACGTCAAATATTACGTTATGTTGCGCCGTTTAACGGTGGAGTCAACTAGGGGTTGATTTTTATGATGAATGTCAGTTATGCGGCGGCAGCAAAGCTACTGCTATCGCCGGGAGTGCCAACGGGCGGAATGATCGGATACGCGGGGAGATAGCCCGGAGTTTGCCCCTTTACAGAAACATCATCCACAATGACGGTGCCAGCCGTCGCTCCAGTTGGCTGAAAAAATATCGCAGCCGTTGTTGCTGTCGGTACGAAGAACCCAGTTCGCACCACCTCAGTGCCTGTTAAAGGACTGCTCGGGCTTGAATATAATGTTCCGGCCCCGTCAAGACCTGAAGAAGAAAAAAGCTGAACTTGCGGTCCTGTGTGTTTGAAAGAGGTTTTATAAGTTGAGTTAGCCACCACAGTCATGAGGGCCAGAGAACCAATCCGACCACGATTGGCAGAATTCGTTTCCAACATATTGGCCGCACCATTCACGACCGAAGTGGAACCAGTGCCTTGCGGGAAATTATGCCAATTTGCGAGACCATTGTCGAAGCTTCCGTTTACAACAAGCTCTGGTCCTTCGATGACAGAAAGCTGAACGGACTTAGGCGCAAATATATCGAATGTTGTGTCGTAGCTTTGTCCACTAATAATATTGCCGCCGCCAGCCGCAGCGATGCGCACACTTCCAGCAACATTGGTCGCCGTGGGGTCTGCTATAACAGCCGTCGCAGAAATCCTCTGAAAGGAATTTCCGGTCTGACGGGTTCCATCAACAATTCGCAGGCCAATATCTAGATTTGTATTCGCCCGGACGATGATTTGAGGGATCATTTCGAGTGCGCCGGAAATCCGCTCGACCCAGAGGTCCTGTCCCCACGCCTGTCCGGCCGTCACCGCAATGTTGGAACCGGTCTCAAAATAGAAACGAATCTGCCCAGAACCGACCGCCGTGCCCGAAAATCGTACGCGCGTATATGGCAATCCATAACGCACACCATTTCCGATTAACTCGATGGAAAGGCCAACACCGCCTGTGTTGTAACCCCAGTTTGTCGGCGATGAACCACCGGCACCGATCACTCCAATGGTTCCACCCTCACCGCGCGGGTTGCGGATTTTGTTGGTGAACTTTCGATATGGCTTCCCACCGCCATCAAATGCAAAAGCAGACGGCAAGCCTACCGATCGGATCGCGGCGGGACCGAGTTGCATTATGCGCGGACCTTCATTGGAGTGATGCGGACTGCCGCCGTGCCACTCAAAGACAAAGCTTTCACGGCGACGGCGGCGGTGACAGGAATTGTCTCAGCAATGCCACCCGTGATTTTGATCGCCGTGCCATCATCGACAGCGGTCGAGCCTGCCGTGTTAACGACGATGTCAACATCAGATGAAATCCGCGCATACTTGCACCCAGTCGGCGGCGTTAAGATGGTCGCTGATGCCGTCACGCTTGTTTTAGTGCCGTTGGTATGATCGAAGACAGGATCCTGATCTGACGATGGGGAAACAAGCGCCTCGCCAGTTGTCTTTAAAAGGAAATTTCGCTTGAGCCCGCTGCCATCAATGCCACTGACCGATAGAGGTGGATTCGCTGGGGCGCTACCAACAGCAGCCGAACCAGAAATCGTCAGGACGCCAGCAATCTTGATGAATAGCCCCTTGAGCAAAGAAACCATCGCGCCGCTTTCTGCACCAGATGCATCCGCATACGCCGCATCATCTCCAGCGCCGAGCGCTAAGCCGATATCCTTGTCCTTTACGCGCAACTGATTGTGCAGATCAGTCGAAAGAGCATTTGTGCTGCCTTCCACCACATCGGCAGGTGCCGCTTTCGAAACAGCCTTATTCAACACACCATCGACATAATCGACGTTCAACGTGACATCGGCACCAGTAATAGAAACGGCCAGCGGATTCGCATTATTGATCAGATCGCCGACATCATCGATCAGCGCAATGCGGCCAGGAACGCGAGTAGCGGGGACTGTGTCAACCATTGTGTTCACCTTCTATAAAAGATTTTGTTTCGTTCTTCGGCTGCCACGGGGTTCCGACCGTCGCGAAGTAGGCGACCATCGAAAGCAAAATTCCAACGATGGAGACAAGCGCCGCGATCTGAGTTAGGAAATTTCGCTTCTGGACGGAGTCTATTTTCTTGTGCAGCGCATCGATGAAACTAAGAGTCTCGCCGCGCGCTTCCCTGACTTCGTCACGAAGATCGCGCGTCGCATTTGCCGACTCGATATATCGCCGAGAACACTCATCCTCATGCGACGTAATCCGTGACAATGCCTGTGTCGCGGTCTGCCGTGCCTCAATATCAATCGATGTCGCCATCAATTCGCCCCCGGATCAATTTGAACAACCTGCGCCTGCCCCTGACCAGTCATGCGGCGGCCGTCCGTGTCATAAGCCAAACCGAGATCATCGGCGCGCTTCTGACCCGCTGAGTTCTCCGCATCAACCGTTTCGGCATCGCCGCCATGTTTACTCACAATGACGTCGCGCGACGTGAAGCCGGAACGCACAGCATCTTTTTCAGCCGCAATTTCCTGTGTCGGGTTCACATAACTCCAACCCGGCGCGATCCATTTCGCGCGCAAGTGAGGCTGTGGACGCGCCACAAACCCAGCAGGGGCCTTCAGTCCGCCGTCGATGATTGCCTCAGTGACGACCCGTTCCCAGACGCGGCGGCAAAGCTGGAATGCGATACCGCGTTGCTGCGCCGTGGCGCGACGCTCAAACTCATTCAACCCGACGCGAGCCGACGAGAAGTTCACGCCGCGAAGATCGCCTGTCATCTTCTCGTAAGTCGTGCCAAGCCCCGCAGCCAAGGCGCGTAACTGCACAGCCATGAATTCTGCATAACTTCCGCCGACTTCAGCAGGGGTCGAAAACTGGACTTCTTCGCCTGGCTCAAGCAACTGCATCGTGCCAGGCTCAAGTGCCGCGATTGGCGTCTCGCCGTCATCATCAAGTTCATCGGAGTCCAGCGGGTTCGAATCCGGATCGGGCCGCGTGATAAATCCAGCGAACATCGCCGCTGTCTTTTTGCGCACAAGCTCGGCATCCTCATATTCCAGAATGTCGCGCGTGCGCAGCATCACCGGCGCGACCCACGGCACGCCGCGGACCTGACCAGGGCGAAGCTGGCGGAAAAGATGGATGACTTCTTCAGCCGGAATCCGTACCGGCATCAGATTGAACCCGCCGTTTGTCATCACAGTTTCGCCGGGATGTTCCGGCAGCATCCAATACGCGACGCGGCGGCCCAGCGCATCGAACTCGATGCCAGCAATGATCTTATTCACGCCCGCCGACGCGGCGCGGAAATACCACAGCGGGACATGCTCCGCCTCGATGATTTGCAACTGGATCGGGACGGCAAGTCCATCCTCGGTGCGGCGCTGACGGAACCGAATGAAGACCTCGCCTGCCTCGATCGTTGATCGCTGCGCCAAAGCCTCAAGTGTATAGAAATCATTTATGCCATAGGCGTCGGCGTCAAAAATCCAGTCGTTAAAAATCTCCATCGCCGCGCTTCGAAATGCCTGATCAGGCGATTGCGACATAGGGCGAATACCATCGCCGACGATATTGGCGACCAAGCTGTCAACGCCTGACGTGATCCACGAAACCTTGCGGACCAGATCGCGGCTCCGGTTTCGCTGCCATTGCAACCCATTCAACGTGAGCCGATTGACGCCATCCGCCGATGGCATCCAGTTCCGCACCCGGCGCCCGGATGAAGCCCCGTCATATCCAGGCTCAAGCATCCCGGTCCGCGTGTTGATATAGCGACGCGTGCCCTTGATCCGCAGGCGGATCGGCCCATCGGAGTCAGGATAAGGCGGCGGCGCTGGCTGTGTTTCCGTGCTGTCGTCGGTCATAAGTAGAACCGCCCCGTGCCGCGAGCGGTCTGGACGCGCATCTGGCGACGTTTCGTTGTGCCTTGCAACGCCGCTATTTCGCGCTTGGTATCGGCTTCGGCCCGGAGAATGTCGGTCATTGATCGGTACGTGACGAGCTTTTCGCCATGTCGAACCGTCAAAACACCGGAGCGCTTGGCCCGTTGCAGTTCCTCAAGGTCGCTTTGCAATTCTGCCAGTTCGGCCATTCCGCCCCGCGCGCACGGCAAATATGCCGGATTTGACGTTATCTTACGCTATATGCGGTACCC